TTTGTTCTTCAGATGTAGCATCTGCATTGCAAATGGCTGGTGTTCTGGACTACACTCCTGCTCTGAACAGCAACAACCTGCAAGTTGACGATACAGGCAACACATTCGCTGGTGTTCTGAATGGTCGTATGAAGGTGTATATCGATCCATATGCAACTGGTAACTACATGGTTATTGGTTACAAAGGTTCGAGCGCATTTGATGCTGGTCTATTCTATTGCCCATATGTTCCTCTACAAATGGTTCGTGCTGTCGATCAAGACAGCTTCGCACCAAAGATTGGTTTCAAAACCCGCTACGGCATGGTTGCGAATCCATTTGCTCAAGGTCTAACACGTGGTGCCGGTGCTATTGTAAAAGATAGTAACGTTTACTACCGTCGTACTTTGGTTACAAACTTACTGTAATAATAATAACAAGACAGTATGTTTCTTTAAAAGGGCTCTTCGGAGCCCTTTTTTTATTGGATAAATAGTAGACAGGAGCAATAAATGAGTGTATTAGACAACCAGCCAATTAATCAAAGTTTTCTTTCTCCTCTTGGTTTTAAACTCCAGATTAAGAAAACTCCAACAGTTAATTACTTTGTACAGAGTGTAAATATTCCTCAGGTATCATTAGGTACAGCTGATGTAGAAACACCGTTTTCCAAGATTCCTCTCCCTGGTACAAAGCTAAGTTATGGGTATCTACAAGCAACATTCAAGATAGACGAAGATATGAAAAATTATCTTGAACTTTATGATTGGTTGTCAGGTATTGGTTTTCCGGATAACTTTGCACAATATACAAGTATTGCTGGAGCAGGGGTAACGACAGGTGATGGAGTTTATTCTGATATTACATTAATAATTTTATCTAGTGCAATGAATCCTAATATAGAAGTAACATTTTACGATTGCTTCCCTGTTGACCTTTCTGCAGTAGAGTTTGATAGTACATCTGTGGATGTTCAGTACGCTACTGCTACTGTATCTTTTGCTAATAGAAGGTTTGATATAAAAGCTTTGGGATGATATGAAATTTGATGATATTATGAGTACGTGGGAGCAAGACTCACGTATGGATGACACTGAGCTTGGTGCGGAGAGTTTGAAGATACCGCTTCTCCACCACAAGTATTATAAACTATACATTCAAGAAGCACTACAATTAAAAGCTTTTGAACAAGATTATAAATCTCTGTATCGTTTGAAGTATGAATACTACATGGGAGTCCTTGATCAAGACACTCTTATTAAAAAGGGATGGGATCCTAATCCGTTGAGAATCTTAAAACAAGATCTCTCCATCTACATCGACTCTGATGAAGATTTGCAGCGTATTCAAGCAAAGATAGATATACAGAAGCAAAAAGCTTCTTTTCTCGAGTCAGCAATTAAGACAATAACTAATCGAGGGTTTCTAATAAAGAATGCAATCGATTGGGAAAAATTTAAGGTGGGTGGATGACGGATACAATCCGTGTAACTAAATTTAATAATGTTCACTTAAAGCTTCATTGTGATAGCAGTATAGCATATGAGTTGAGCGAGTATTTCACCTTTAATGTTCCGGGTGCTAAGTTTTCACCTGCATATAAGAACAAATTGTGGGATGGAAAGATTCGTTTGTTTCATCTAATGCGTGGTACGTTGTATGCTGGCTTGATAGAACAAGTAAAGAAGTTTGCACACGAACGTGGATATGATATTGAGTATGATAGGGTAGAAGACTTTACTGAGAGAAGTTTTTCTATTGTTGAAGCCAAACAGTTTATTAAAAATATTGATCTACCGTTTGAGGTTCGTGATTATCAACTAGATGCTTTTGTACATGCTGTTAGAAAAAAGCGCGCTGTCCTCCTTTCACCAACAGCATCAGGCAAGTCATTAATTATCTACTTACTTGCCACATACTTTGTTTCAAAGAAGATTCTAATTGTTGTTCCAACAACAGGTCTTGTTCATCAGATGGCATCAGACTTTGTTGATTATGGTTGTCCACCCGAACTAATTCATAAGATATATGCAGGTCAAGAAAAAATAACAGATTCAGCATTCTTTGTTATAACAACATGGCAAAGTATATACAAGTTACCTAAAGAGTGGTTTAATACCTACGGTGTTGTTATTGGTGATGAGGCACACCAGTTTAAGGCAAAGAGTCTTGTTGATATTATGGAGAAGATGACACAGTGTGAGTATAGATTTGGCTTTACGGGAACACTTGACGGTACCAATACAAATAAACTGGTGCTTGAAGGGTTGTTCGGATCAGTTAAGCAAGTGACAACTACATTGGAGCTAATGGAGCAAGGTACAGTTGCATCTCTTAAGATAAAATCACTTGTTCTCAGCTACAATGAAGATACACGTAAGCTATTTGCTAAAACAAAACCATCATATGCAGACGAGCTCAATCATATTATTTTGAGTGGAGCAAGAAATAAATTTGTTAGTAATCTTACTTGTTCCTTAAATACTAACACATTGCTGTTGTTTAATTACGTGCAACATGGTAAAATACTGTATGACATGATTAAGGCATATGATCCAAATAGAGAAGTATTTCTTGTGTATGGTAAAGTAGAAGGTGAGGAGAGGGAAGAGATTCGTAAGTTGGTTGAAAAGAGTAACAACGCTGCAATAGTTGCGTCTTATAAAACTTTCTCAACAGGTGTCAATATCCCTAACCTACATAATGTTATATTTGGAAGTCCTAGTAAATCTCGTATTAGAGTTCTTCAATCAATAGGTAGGGGTTTAAGAACAAGTGAAGAAAAGACGCATGCTGTGTTATATGATATAGCTGATGATATTTCATGGAAGTCATTCCAAAACCATACTATCCGTCACTTTTCAGAACGCGTTCAGATGTATAACCAAGAAAAATTTGAGTACAAGATTTATACAATTAAACTGTAAGGATTTAAATGATTACTTTAATAAAGCTCAATAACGGAATAGAGATAGTTGGAAAACTAGTCGATTCTTATAAAGATATTATATCAATTGAAAAACCATTACAGATTAACTATCGGTATTTCATAGGTGCTACACCATCAGTATCGTTTGTTAGATATGTAATGTTCTCAAAGAGTAATACCTTTGTGTTTAATCGCTCGGATATTGTCAACACAGTTGAAGTAAGGGATTCTTTTGCTAACTATTACTATACTGTTGTTGATTACTATTTTGATGAACTAGAGAAACAGATCGATGCAGAATTTGAGTCACTTATAGACTCTGAAAGCACGAACAAAGAACAACAAATGAAGAGGATTCTCGAAATGATGCCCACTGACGATACACCGGTTAACTAATATGGCAAATTACGTTGATAACAAACAGCTATATGCTACAATACTTGATTACAAAGCCAATGTAAAACAAGCAAAGGAAGATAGTACCGATAAGCCACAGATACCTAATTATGTTGGTGAGTGTATCCTTCTTATTGCTCAGCGGCTAGCTACCAAGCCTAACTTTATAAACTATTCTTACCGTGATGAAATGATAAGTGATGGAATTGAAAACTGTATCAGCTATTTTGATAATTTTGATCCTGCTAAATCCGATAATCCATTTGCTTATTTCACTCAGATTATATACTACGCTTTTCTTCGACGTATTCAAAAAGAGAAGAAGCAAGTCTATATAAAGCATAAAACCTCTGAACACAGTATGTTGTTTAATGAGCTTGTTCAGCAAGGAGAAGACGGAGAGTTTAATGTGAACGCAATGGAGTTTGATACAGAGAATATCTCTGATTTTATTAAAGCGTTCGAAGAAGGAATAGATAAGAAGAAAATCAAACGTAAAAAAGGTATTGAATTGTTTATTGAAGAAGATGCGACCTTATCGAGTCAGTGATCAGCAATATTATGATCTCAAGCAATGGGTTCATCAATATATTGATACAAGATGTATTGTTCGTAATACAAAGATGCCTTCCAAACAACCAGGTAGATACTACACATGGATGTTTTATTTAAGGCGTGGCTTGTTTAATCATCAATTTCAATCAGCTGTATCACAGATGTTTATATACCAGATGGAGAGACAAGATGTAATGCTTGATTTTCAGTTGTCGGGGTTAGAGACAGCAGCTACTCCTCTTTTAGTTGGTATACCTTTAATTGCAAGGGTTTATGGAGATGATATCAATGCATTTGTTGTTAGAAAAGACAAAAAGCAATATGGACTTCTCAATACAATAGAGGGTGTTCCAAACACTAAACTTACTGTAATGGTAGATGATTTGTGTAATAGTAGCGCGTCTCTTGGTAGATGTTTTAACGAGCTAGTTAGTCTACATATACCCGTAGCAAGTAAAGCTTTTACTATTGTTAATAAAAGCAATAAAGATGTACACGATGAGCAAAGACACCATAGCGATATGTATTTACCAAGTAATGTAGAGGTTATTAG